TTCCACCGTGCTTCGCTGGGCACAGCGCCGCGTTCCTGCGGAGCGACTGCCCGAAGTTTCCCGCGCGACCAAGATACCGGCGCGCGTTCTGCGGCCTGACCTGGCGGAAGCCATGAAGCGGGAGCGGCGCAAATGAGAGGCCCTTCACCTTGGACAGAAGAGCGCCTCGCCATGCTCCGCGCCGAATGGGCGACGGCCCCCTCGACGGCGGAAATCGGGCGCCGCATGGGTATCACGAAAAGCGCCGTCATCGGCAAGGCGCATCGCATGAGATTGCCAGCGCGTGAAGCGCCGGCCAATATCGTGTCACCACAAAGCCGGGGCGTGGTGTCCCGGCCTGCCGCTCGCGCCCATCGAGAACTCCTCAAGCTCTCCGAAACGCGGGCGGCTTCCCCATCGCGGCCACGTGCCGCTTCCAACTCCGGCGTTTCCTCCGCCGTTGAGCGCCAGGCTTCCTCCCGGCCTGAGCGAGACTTGCCCGGCGCGGTTGCCGAAACGCCGCCGCGCCGGGTCTTTTCAGGCAGGCAATGCCAGTACTAAACGCAATCAGATCGCAAAAGGGCAAGCCCGGTTTTGTTCGAGAGCCTGCGCGAACCATCGCCATAAGGGACGGAGTTTGTTTGATGCCTGAGAAAGTGACAATCGGGCTTGCTGAATTATGGCTTGGCGACTGCCGGGAGATTGCGCCGGGGCTGGAGAAAGTGGATGCGGTGATTACTGATCCGCCTTATGGAATTGCTTTGTCTGATAACTCAAAGGGTGGCAGGCATGGCCGACCCAGGCGGTCATGGGAAAATCATATTGCTGGCGACGAAGATCAGTCTTTGGGGGTATTCATTGTTGAATGGTGCGAGGCCAATAAGTTGCCGACTGTTTGCTTTTCATCCCCCCGCAAGCCATGGCCGGGGCGGTGGAGTTCCTTTCTGGTGTGGGATAAAGGCCCGGCGGTTGGTGGCGGTGGTGATGTGGCTCGGTGCTGGAAGCAATCCTGGGAGTTAATTCAGGTTGCGCGGAATGGGCCTTTGCGCGTTGGAAGGGATTCTTCCGTCATAAAGTGTTGGGTAAGCCCCCAGCTTTCAGCAGATCATCCTGCGGCCAAGCCTGTCGAACTCATGCGGTATTTGATTCGTCAAGTATCAGATGCGGGCGACATTGTTTTTGATCCTTTTATGGGCAGCGGCACAACGGCCGTGGCCGCAATGAACCTTGGTCGCCGTTTCATCGGCATCGAGATCGAGCCTCGCTATTTCAACATCGCCTGCCGCCGCATAGAAGAAGCGCAGCGGCAGGGCGATATGTTCCGGGATGCACCGCAATGCCCCTGATAATCCTGACCTTCCTAATCTGCGCCAGCGACGGCACCCAATGCGAGCCGGGCTATCAGGCGCATCGCGATTGCGTGACGGCGCAAGCGTATGTGCGGGCGCGGCTGCATCCGTCGCTGATGATTAAGGACATTGTTTGTACGGAGGTGAAGAAATGATTGAGTTTCTTTTGGCTTTGGCGGTTGGCGTGCTTGTCAATATCGCCGCTGCGCTTTGGGTGATTGCGAGGTGGCTTCCGGGGATAAACGGGACGTTAAGCTCTGTTTCCCATGCGTTAACGGCACTGGCGAGGGAGCGCAACCAATGACAACAGACGAATACCGCGCGCTTGTGGAAGCCGGGCCTGCCGTGGTTATGGTGGCTAAGGAGGATATGCTGCAATTGCTTGATTCAGTAAAAGAAATCGAGAAGGCGGTGGCAGATTTGAAGGCAGCTAGGGACATGGACAAATACCCTGTTGAATATCAGGCCGCGCCGAAATGACCCGCGCCTTGCCACAACGCAACCGCAAGCTGACCGATGATGACGTGCGGGAAATCCGCGCCAATCCAATCCCCGGCACGGTGCTGGCCAAACACTATGGCGTCACCTACAAGGTGATTTACAGCATCCGCAATGGTGACAGCTATAAGCATGTGAGGGGTGAAGCGCCATGATCATCGGCATTGATCCCGGCAACGCGGGCGCCATCGCTTGGCTTTCCACCCAAGGCCACCTTATTGAGGTTCACGACCTGCCCGTGGTAAAGGGTAGCGGCCTTATCGAAGCAGTCTTGGTGGACATGATCCGCGCGCGGTCAGACGTGCATCACGCATGGATCGAGCGCGTCGCATCCAGTCCGCAAATGGGCGTGGTGAGCGCGTTCAATTTCGGCATGGGCTTCGGTAAGATCAAGGGCGTTCTAGCGGCTTGTGGCATTCCCATCACTGAGGTCGCGCCCGCAAAATGGAAAGGCGCGCTTCGCCTATCTTCCGATAAGTCAGCATCACGCGCCCGCGCGGCGCAGCTATGGCCGGGGCTGGCCGGCACATTTGCGCGGGTGAAAGATGATGGCCGGGCAGAGGCGGCGCTGATTGGGATGTATGGCGCAACGGGCGGGAAGGGGGCGCCGTGGTGACCCACGGCCCATCCCGCGCCACCGCTGAAGAAATAGACGCCTTCGTTGCGCGCTTTCTCCATAACCTGCAAACCCGCGTGCCTGACCCGGTAGAGGACGCAGAGCGCGAGGAGCATTTTGAGACATGGAAGCGAAAAGGCGCCAAGAAATGAGCGCGGTGACAATGACGGGCGGCACGATGAACACCCCAGGCAGATCGGCGCTAGATATTCCGCTATCAGTCACATTCTTCCGGGATCACGCGGCGCAATCAAAACGCACCTACGAGCATAGCCTTCGTGCCCTGATCCCGATGCTGCGCGACACTACCGCCCCCAGCAAGGCGGAACTGCCGTGGCTGAAGCTGGCGACATTTGGCGACGTGCGGACCCAACGCGGGAGCCTGCGCCATGATGACAACATAACCGCCGTCACGGGGATCGAAGCCGATTATGACGGCGAGGCCATCACGGTAGATCGGGCGCGGCAGATACTTTCCAATGCCGGCATAGCCGCCATCATCTACACCAGCCCTTCCCACACAGAAGACACGCCCCGCTGGCGCGTCCTTTGCCCCTTGGCGCACCCGATCCCGTCACACGCCCGCGCTGGCATGGTGGCCCGGCTGAATGGCCTTTTCGTCGGGGCGTTGGCCAGCGAGAGCTTCACCGCGTCGCAGGCCTATTACTACGGTTCAGTGCGAAGCAACCCGTCGCACGAGGTGGTAGCCATCGAAGGCCGGGCGCTGGATGAAGCGCCGGAGCTTGATGAACAGGCGGTAGGGCGCCCGGTGCCGGAACGCCAAGCCCAGGCGGCGCCCGCACCCCGCCCGGTGGCAGTCACCAGTGGCGACGGTACGCCCTACGCCCTTGCTGCGCTGGCGCGGGAATGTGCGGCCATACGCGGCGCCGGCCAAGGCCATAAATGGGCGGCAATCAATCGCGCGGCCTATGCGATCGGCGGGCTTGTCACGGCGGGCGAGCTACACGAAGGCCCGGCCATCGCCGCATTGCGTGACGCGGTTTATGCCATCCGGGCGCAGTGCGAGGATTTTCAGCACGCCCTTCGCACCCTTGAAACGGGCTTTGCTGACGGCAAGGCGGCGCCGCGGCAGATACCAGAAGCGCCCCGGCTTATCCGCCGCGTGGTGGAAGAATACGCGCCCACCCGCCCCGAGCCGCCGCCGATCGACGCGCCGCCGGACCATTGGGCAGCCGAGCCGGAACCGGACGTAGGGTTAGAGCCGGAGCGCGTGGCGCCCGACATCAAGCCAACCGGCCTGCCGCTGATCTATTTCCAGGACGTGAAGCCCGCGCTGAAGGCGGAAGATTTTGTCGAAGGCCTGCTGATCAAGGCCGCCATGTCAGTGACCTATGGGCCATCCAACTGCGGCAAGACGTTCTTTATGGCCGACATGGCGCTTCACGTGGCGATGGGCTTGGAATGGCGCGGGCGTGAGGTGGAACAGGCCGGCGTGATCTACTGCGCCATGGAAGGCGCCCACGGCATTCAGAACCGCGTGGCAGCCTTTGCCTTAACGTGCGGCATGGCAGGGCAGGAAATTCCCTTCGCCATTATCCCGGTCGCCCTCAACTTGCTAGACCCGGAGGCGGACACGTCCCGCCTGATCGAAGCCATCAAGGAAGCCGGCGCCCGCATGGCCATCCCGGTCGGGCTGGTGATTATGGACACCTTAAGCCGGGGCATGGCAGGCGGCAACGAGAACTCCCCGGAAGATATGGGCGCCCTTGTGGCCAACTCCGACCGTATTCGGCAGGCGACCGGCGCGCATGTGGCCTGGATCCACCATTCAGGCAAAGACCAAGCCCAGGGCGCCCGTGGCCATAGCCTGCTGCGCGCCGCAACCGATACCGAAATTGAAATCAGCCGCGCCGACAATGACAGCCCGTCCGTCGCCAAGGTGACCAAGCAGCGCGAGCTGGAGATTGACGGCGTGTTTGGCTTTACCCTGAAACGGGTGGAATTAGGCCTAAACCATCGCGGCAAGCCGGTCACGTCTTGCGTGGTGGAACCTACCGATGAACGCCCCGCCAAGCCGCGCGTCAGCCTTACCAATGGCGAGGCGATGGCGCTCCGCATCCTGCATGATGTGATGGCTACACAGCCGGTCCAGGTGCCATATCAAGCCTATCAAGCCGGGGTGCAAGTCGCCACTAGCAAGCACGCATGGCGTGAGACGTTCTTCGCGCGCTCAACCGCAGATACCCATGAAGCGAAGAAGAAAGCCTTCAACCGGGCAGCCGATGGGCTGGCCCAAAAAGGTCAAATCGGGGTGCATCATGACACAGTTTGGGCAGTCTGAAATGGTAACTTACCGCAATCAACCATCGCTTTTCAGCCCCGAAAACAGCCGGGACATGCCGGGACAAATCGGGACAAATCGGGACAATTACCCCCCGGCTGATGCCCCGCAGTCGGGACATTCTGGAACCCCCCCCCTAAAGGGGGGGGTCCAATGTCCCGCCGGGACAGGGGTAGGAATGTCCCGCGTCCCGGATGTCCCGCTTGGAAAAAACACAAAGCGAAACGAAAGCCGGAAGGCAATTTTCGACGCATGGCTGGCCGAGTGCCGAGCCTATGACGCGGCAGGCCGGCAGGATGAAGTGCCGCCCCTGCCACCGGGCTATCTGTCCAGCGGCCCCAAGCTATGGCGCGAGGGTGCAACCTATTCGGGCAAGCGGTGGCGCTGATGGACCTGACCCCTTCCCAAGTAGCGCGCGCCCATGCTGATGAGGCGCTTGCCGAGGAGTGCTTGCGCCGCGCCAGAGCCGCCCAGGAGGCGCTACAGCACCCAAAGCTGGATCAGGAGGGCCGGGAATACCTAGAAGGGCTTGTAGCGCGGTTTACGGCGCTTGCAGACCGCTTGCGGGCGAGCCGATGAAAAAGCCTTCCCCGGCAGCCCGAACCAGTGCTAAACCCGGAAAACCAGCACAGGAGCCGAAAATGGTAGAAAAGGCGCCAGACATGGTAGAAAATACGCGCGCGCGCGCGGGCGCGAATGGCCCAGGATGGGGCGGCCCTGCGAATGGACCCGGCAAGATTGGCGGCCCAGGGCGCCCGCCTGGCATGAAGAACGGCGAGGGCAAGGTGCATAAGGCCCGCGAAACGCTGGAGCAGGCCGCACCGCTGGCGATCCAGACTGTGATTGACATTGCCAACGACAAGGCCGATCCCCGCGCACTGCAAGCCGCGCTGGCGGTGCTGAATAGGATTGGCTTGCACGAGAAATCTGGGCTGGAAATGACCGGCGCCGATGGTGGCGCGATGATCACCCGGATTGAGCGCGTGATTGTAGATAAGGCCGGCGAATAAAAAAACGCATGACGCGCATTTTTATGCTTGCATGTTATGCGCAATATGCGTATAAGGATTGCACCGAGGCGCTGATGCCCGGAAACGAGGAGATAACCCGATGAGCCGCATTTTTACCTTAGCCGACGCCCGCGACGAAAAGCGGAATGCCGAGCTCCCCGCGCTTGCCCGCGCTGATGCAAAGCGCGCTGATGGGGCACGCATCGCTGCCATTCTTGCGGCAAATCCGCAAATTGGAATTTTGCAAAACGAAAAAGGCCAACGGTTTTACGTCAATTTTCCGATTTATGCCGAAGCGTGCGACCCTGCCGCCTTGGTTCAATCATAAGGGGCCGCACCATGAGCAACCTTCCCGCAAAGCGCGCATATCTAACCAACGGCGGCAAAGCTGGCTGGTTCCTGACCATCGTTGAAGCTGGCCAAGAATACGGCGCCGGCCAACGTGTGACCGTTTCCGGGCGCCGCGAAGCTCGCCGCGTTTGCGCTGATCTTGGCGCTGTAGCGTGGAATTTCTGACATGAACCCCACCCATTTCCGCCAATGCCTTGCCCTGCTGGACTGGACCCAGCGGGGCTTGGCCCGGCAGCTTGGCTATGCCGAGGGCACCGTCCGGCAATGGGCGCGCGGGGCGCTGCCGATACCGGATGACGTGGTGACCTGGCTGAGGGATCGCGCCGATTATGCGGCGGCTAGGCCAGCGCCGCCGCGCCGCCGCGACTGAATGCCCCTTGGTTCTTTCACCGCTGGCGCCCGGCTGGCGGATCGACCTGACCAGCGCGCCCTCGAAAGGGCAAGCGTTAACACGGTCCAAGGGGTTGCATGAGTAGCCGTGATGGTCAGGACCGGGCATATTGACACGGCGCAAACCTACCGCCAGATTGGCGGTTGAATGACCGCCCTGCAAATCCAAACCCCGCGCTGGGCTAGGCCGCTGCTGGCGCCGTCCCGATACAAGGGCGCATGGGGCGGGCGCGGGTCCGGCAAGTCCCATTTCTTTGCCGAGGCGCTGATTGAGGCGCACATCCTTGATCCTGAGACGTCAAGCGTGTGCGTCCGCGAGTTTCAGAAAAGCCTTGCCCAATCCGTCAAGCGCCTGCTGGAGGCCAAGATCGAGAGCCTGGGCGCGGCGGACCTGTTTGAGGTCCAGGAAGCCGTGATCAAGTCCCGGCGCGGCAAGGGGCTGATCATCTTCCAGGGTATGCAAAACCACACGGCGGACAGCATCAAGTCTCTGGAAGGTTATGACCGCGCATGGGTGGAGGAAGCTCAATCTCTATCGCAGCGCAGCCTGGACTTGTTGCGCCCCACAATCCGAAAACCTGGCAGCGAATTGTGGTTCAGTTGGAACCCGCACCAAGACACTGACCCGGTTGACGCCTTGCTGCGAGGCCCGGAACCGCCCCCGGACGCGGTTATTGTCCCGGTCAATTGGTACGATAACCCGTGGTTCCCGGACGTGTTGCGCCGCGAAATGGAGTATGACAGGGCGCGCGACCCGGACAAATACGCCCATGTCTGGGGCGGCGGGTATGTGTCAAACAGCGAGGCGCGGGTGTTCCGCAATTGGAAGATTGAGGAGTTCGAAGCGCCGGCGGACGCCATTCACCGCCTGGGGGCAGACTGGGGCTTTGCGGTTGACCCGACCGTGCTGGTGCGGTGCCACATCATCGGGCGCAAGCTTTACATTGACTACGAGGCTTACCGGATCGGCTGCGAGATACCCGACACGCCGGACCTGTTTATGACCGTGCCCGAGGCCGAGAAATGGCCTTTGACGGCGGATAGCGCCCGGCCCGAGACCATCAGCTACATGCGAAAGCACGGCTTCCCCAAGATTGCGGCGGCGGTCAAAGGCCCAAAAAGCATAGAGGACGGGATTGAGTGGCTGAAGTCCTTCGACATTGTGGTGCATCCCCGGTGCCGGCATACGATTGACGAGCTGACCGCCTATTCGTTCAAGACTGATCCTTTGACGGGCAAGGTGCTGCCGGTGCTTAACGATAAGGCAAACCACGTCATTGATGCCTTGCGTTATGCCTGCGAAGGGGCTAGAAGGGCCAAAGTGGCGCGCCCCGCCCCGGTGGTGGCGATCCCAACGGCGCATCATTGGAGGTAGCACGTGGCGCGGATTTCCAAGGAACAGCGACTAGCTGACATCCATTCCGAAGCCATGACGCAATTCGACCGCATCCAGAGCGCGTTGCGGCAAGA